ATCATTCTACACTGATTCAAATTTAAAAGAATCATTATTAGAACAAGCTACTGAACGTGGTAATGTGTATGATATTGCAAAATCATTAGGATATAATCCTGTAAATTCAATACCAGCACATGTAATGTTAGATGTTTATCAGCTAGTACCCGCAATTGGTACTGGTGCTGCTGTTGCTCCTGATTTTAATTATGCTTTAGCAATTCGCCCAGGAATGCAAGTTAAACAAACAACTGGCCCTTCGGTATTTAGAACATTAGATTCAGTTGACTTTGGATTCTCATCTTCATATGATACTACAGAAGTTACTATCTATGAAAGCAATGATGTTACTAACTTGCCAACTTATTACTTATTAAAAAAATCAGTTAAAGCGGTATCGGGAGATGTTAAGACCGCTACATTTACATTTACAACCCCAGTTGCATATGATAAATTTGTATTACCAGAAACTAATATTATTGAAATTGTTTCGGTAACAGAATCAGATGGCGATGCTTGGTATGAAGTTCCATACTTAGCACAAGACACAATATTTGAAGATGTTCCTAATTTATTAGAAAATGATCCAGACCTAGCTCCATATCGAGATTCATCTCCTAGTTTATTAAAACTTAAGAAAACAGCAAAACGTTTTGTATCCCGTTTACGAAGTGATAATAAATTAGAAGTACAATTTGGTGCTGGAATATCTGATAATAATGATGAAGAAATTGTTCCCAATCCTGACAATGTAGGAAATGGCTTAGCAGGATTTCGTAGATCAGTTGATATTGATATTGACCCGTCTAATTTTTTATATACGAGAACATATGGCCAAGCGCCTTCAAATACAACATTAACTGTAACGTATACTACCGGGAATGGATTAGTTGATAACGTTCCAGCAAATGTATTAACTAAAATTAATTTTATAGAGTATGAAACTGATATTAATAGTACATCAAATGCTGGCCTAGTTAATTTTGTTAAAAATACAGTAGCAGTTTCAAACCCTGCTCCAGCAAATGGTGCTAAGACTGCAGATACGTTGCAAGACATTAAAAATAATGCTTTAGCTAATTTTGCTACTCAAAATCGTTTAGTAACTAGAGAAGATTATATTATACGTTCTTATTCAATGCCAGCAAAATTTGGTAGTGTTGCAAAAGCATACATTGTTCCGGATGATCAGTTATCGCAACAAGATTACCAACAATCTAGAATCGCTAACCCATTAGCAATGAATATGTATGTATTAGGATTTAATTCATCTAAACAATTAACTGAGTTAAATTTAGCAGTAAAAGAAAACTTAAAAACATATTTAGGATATTATCGAATACTAACGGATGCTGTAAATATTAAAGATGCATTTATTATTAATCTAGGAGTTCAATTTGAAATATCAGTACTTCCAAATTATAATAGCAATGAAATACTATTAAAATGTATTAGCACAGTTCAAGATTATTTTAATATTGATCGTTGGCAAATCAATCAACCAATTGTTAAATCTGATATTTTAAATTTAATTGGAAACATAAAAGGCGTTCAATCAGTTATTGGAGTATCATTTAATAATCTATATGATACCACATTAGGATATTCCGGTAACACCTATGATTTAAATACTGCTACAAAAAATGGCGTTGTATATCCATCATTAGATCCTAGTATTTTTGAAGTTAAATTCCCAACACAAGACATAAAAGGTCGAGTAGTAAATTATTAAGGATATAAATGTTTAGAATATTTTATGCAGAAAAAGATGCAACATTGTATGAATCTGTACCAACACAGAATACTGGATTAGATGAAATCTTAGAAATTGGGAAACGATTGGATACCGATGGTTCAACTCTTTTAAAATCAAGAAGTCTTGTTAAATTTGATATGACAGAAATTTCTGCATCTCTATCTACTTATGGAAAAACAGTAAATGACTCTAAATTCGTATTGCAATTATATACATCTCATGCAAAAAATCTGCCGGCTGAATACACTGTAACAGCTAAATTAGTAGGAGAAAATTGGATAAATGGTACAGGATATTTAGCAGCTGCTACAACCGATGGTGCAACGTGGTCTGATCCAGAAATGGGTAATACTGTTAATACTTGGATATCATCGAGTCAGAATATACAAATTGGGTCTAGCTCATTGTATGTATCCGGAAGTGGTGCTGGTGGCGGTTCGTGGATGTATCAATCTGCATCATTAGGGGCAACTGCTGGTTTACAAACATCTGAATCATTTTCTTATAGACCATCTGATGTTAATATGGATGTTACTAGTGCCGTAAAGATTTGGGTATCAGGTAGTGGAGGTGCTACTATTCCTAATTATGGATTTTTAATTCAATTTTCTGATGCCGATGAATTAAATGATATTGTAAAAGGGTATGTTAGATTTTTCAGTCGTGAAACTCAGACAATATATGTTCCTAGATTAACGATGTACTGGGATAATAGCACTTTTACAACGGGATCATTGGCCGCGGCTAACTTAGAGTCATATATAGTATATACCAATATTAAACCAACGTATAAAGATACCGAGATAGCTAAAATTAGAATATATACAAGAGATAAATATCCGCAAAAATCTCCTACTAATTTATTCCCGGAACAAACAGTAAAATTCTTGCCGGCTACAACTAGTTACGCAGTATTTGATGCCGCTACAGATGAAGCCATAATTCCTTTTGATGATATTTATAATAAAGTGAGTTGCGATACTACTAGTAATTTTGTCTACTTAGATTTAAATGGCCTTATGCCAGAACGTTATTATCGTTTAGAATTTAAGATTAAAGATGGCTTTACTACACAGTATGTAGACGACCAAATTTATTTTAAAGTAATCAGATAATGGATAATACATATAATAAAGATCTTGAAAATGTAAGACCGGATTTAGTATCAGTTTCTGGTAGATTGAAGCCAGACCCAGTTTCATTAGCTCAACAAGCAAAATACAAACAACAAGGTCTAACTGTAACTTCGAATAATACTTCAATTATCCCTAGGGATTCCGCCGGGAATATTATATTGCAAGAAAATTCTGAAACAAATCCGCTATTAATTATAGAACCAGTAACAACTAAAATAACTACTAATTCGATATTACGGGTTATTAATACACAGTTTCAATATTATAGTTTCCCAGTATCTGTACGTACTACGACTAGTAATGCATCAATTGATTTGAATATTGACTTAGATAATTTAGATGTAGATCCAATATTTGCAAGATATAAACCTAGCGCTGATTTAGAGCCAGATCAAGCGCCTGTTTCAGCTGGTGCTAATTTCTATTCTGGGATATTAATGGATGAAGTTGAAGATGGATTGCCACAACGAGTAAATAACGGATATTATATAACTAAAGAAATTAAAAACTCGGGCAAAGATTTACGATTTAGAATTAAATTAAAGCATCAATACGTAGCACCAACTGGGTATGGAACAACTTATTTTAGTTTAATAAAAAGTGGACCAGATTACCCATTAAATAGAGCTTGGCGCGAACCGTTTGCTACTACTAGTAGAAACGCACCGGATGTTTTCGGGTCTATCTGGCCAGGACCTGATTCAGCTCAAACAATTTATTTAGATGAAATTATTACGAATGAAGATTTTGAAATTGGCGATGTATTTGGAATAGGAATTAGTGTAGGAGGCGTTGATAAACCAAATAATATTTTCCATATTTTAATTGCAGATCAATCATATTGGGTAATCACAGATGCATCTAAAAATGTAGATAACTGGAATCAAGAAATATAAAATATGTTAGATCAATATAAAAATACCGCACAAATACAAGCTAAAAATGGCTCTGTTTCTGCGGAGCGTTTATCTCAGAGTAAAACAAGGCTCTTAAGTTTTGATGCTGATGAGTCTATTTATTTTAATCCAGAAATTGCAGCACAGGGAATTGATTCTAGAACCGAGTTACATGTTTATAATAATAATACGTGGATCACTGCTAATCATTCTGTACATAAACTAACTAAGATTCCAGAATACCGAGATACGATTACAAATCAATTAATAACATTCTCATCGCCACCGGTTGCTATTGATTTATACAATGAATTTAAACAATTAAATTTAACCTCTGGAAATTTTAATATTGTTGTTAATTTCTTTAAAAACTTAATTGGTAGTTATGATAGACAACATTTAAGAATTGACGGAATATCCCCGGATAGAAAAGAGATCCGTCTTCGAGCAATTGACGGTACCGATCCGAAATTTTTATCACAGATTACTAATTATATTAATACCGTACAACAAACCGCGTCTACTTTTTATAAATCATATTTACTAAATTTTAGTAGAAATAAAAACATATTGTTTGTTAATAGTGTAGTTATTGGCGATTATTTATATGTTAAGTTGTATGAAGCTTTACCGTCAGATATCGAAGTTGATTTCAAATGTTGGGTAGTTGAAGAATTAAAAGACGCATATATTGATTCAATTGTAATTTTTCCAAGCATAACACAAACAACGACAAATAAACTAGCTAATCCGAACTGGTATGCAAATGCATCGTACAATATATCATCAGAAACTGGGCTTAAAAATTGGAATGATTTACTAGGATCTTCTGTACAAACATCGCAGCAAATTGTTGATGCATATTTTTCTGGCAGTTTAGCTGGAATGAAATTAAACATTGATTATTCAGATTTTAATAACTTTGTATTCTATAGTTCAGCTACTGAAAGATTGCAGAATTTTAAATATAAATTAGATTTATTAGAATATTATACATCACAGAGTTTAGTAGTATCTCAATTATCAGGAAGTGTTGCAACAACCAATGTAGTTGATTATACAACAACTAAAACTAATTTAGTTAGTGGATTTGATGCATTCGAACAATATTTATACTATCAATCATCGTCGATATTAACAACATATGAAATACCAGTCGTTTCTCCAAATGTAGCTGATGTTACTGGCAGTTATATAACGCCTGTACCAAAATCAACTAGTACATATCCATATGCTTTGGTTTCTACTACTAGTACACAATTTACAACTTGGTTTGATAATTTAATAGTGTCAGCATCATTATATGATACTTTAAACTTGAATGCATTAACCGCAGCAATTCCGGAATATATTCGATTTGATTCAGCTAATGTCGATTTAGGCACATTTGTTAATATGTTAGGACATCATTATGATATACTATATACGTATATTAATCATATGTCTAAAACCAATAAACGAGAAGAAAATCCTAAATTAGGAATGCCAAATGAATTGTTATATTCAGTAGCAAAACAATTTGGTTGGAACTTAACAGACGGAAATCAATATCAGGATCTATGGCAATATGTACTAGGTACATTCC